CGGCTGCTGGTGGCGAACTGCTGGGCCGACTTGCAGAACCACAGCGGCTGCGAGTAGTGCTGAACATCACCGTTGCGCTGTTTTTGCAGCTCCAGGCGGGCGTCTGCCTTGTCCTGGTCAACGTCCGGGTCGTTTTCGTCCTTGCGGGCGCTCCAGACAGTGAAAACGTTGTCTGCGCCGTCCGTGATCTTTGAGCTGCCAGCAACGTCCAGCTTTCCGGGGCCGCGTGATTCGTCCTGGCCCTTGCGCGGGTGCGCGACAAGGTGCAGGTGACAACCGTTGCGGCGGGCAAAGTCGCACAGCTTGCGCACAGCCTCTTTTTGCGCAGTCATGGAGCCGGGGCCGTCCTCGGGTACGTCCGTCATCATCAAGCTGTCAATCACAAAATGCCGCACCCCGTACCGCTTGCTGGCGTACAGGAACACCTGCAATAGACGGTCAATCCATGCGCTTCCGACCACGTTGAAGAACCACAGCTTGTCGTTCACCCACGCGCCCACGGCATCGATGTACTGTGGCGTCGGGCGATCCAGGCCAGTCGCCTGCTTCACCACGCGCTTGAGCTGGCGCTCTGGCGTCATTTCCCCACTGAACACCGTCACGCGTTCGCCCTGCTGCATCAGCCCTAGCAAGACTTGGGAGAGCATCAGGCTCTTGCCATGGCCGTTGTAGCCCGTCCATACCGACAGTTCACCAGCGCGGAACTCGAACCAGTCAAGGTCACGATCCAGCCGCAAAACCGGGTCGCGTTCTTCGCCGTGTGCCGGGTAGAACATGGACTTCACGCGGGTGATGAAGTCGCTGGCCTGCCGCAGTTCCTCGGGGTCTTGCGGCTTGGCGCTTTGGATGGCCTGGTCGAAGTCGGAGGCGTCCGCGCCCTGCATCAAGTAATCATTCGCATCCTTTGCGGGCAGCGTCACCAGCTTGCAGCGGTCGGCACCAATGCGCTTTGCTACCTCCTTTGCACCCTTCTGGCCTGCTTCGTCCGAGTCGAAAAAGATCAGGATTTCGCTGAACCGATCCAGCCTATCCCAGTCGTTTTCGAGCCACTGGTGATTGCCTGCCCCGGCATTCACCGACAGCGCGGCAATGCCGACTTGGTGCAGGCTCATGGCGTCAATCTCGCCTTCGCAAATGGCTACTGTGCGGGCCTTCGGGTCGATCAGGTGCCAGCCGAACAAGCAAGGCTCTGCCCCGCCCTCTTGCCGCATGTCCTTTTTCTCGGCCACGTTGCGGTACTTCACGTTCACCAGCACGCCTTCGCGCAGGTACGGGAACACCGCATAGGTTTTGCCGTCCCGAATCTGCTCCGCGATCTTGAAAGCTGCCAGCGTTGCTTCGGTCAGGCCCCGGCTCTTGAGCCACTCCAGCACCGCAGACTTCGGGGTTTGGCACTGCGGCTTGGCTGGGCGCTTGAACGACTTCACTTCGCGCTCTGGCATCGTGTCCCGCACGCCCAGGTACTGCTTCGCTTCGGTCATGGCCTGGGACACAGACACACCCCGGACAGCCGCCCACAGGTCGAGCAGGTCGCCCGATTCGCCGGATGCGAAGTCAGCCCACACGCCAGCCTTCGCGCCGGACAGGCGCACGGACAGGGACTTGCCCTCGTCGCCGTTGATGCTCCCAGCTTTCCATTCGCCGGATTGGCGCTTTCCGCCTGGCAGCAGGTATTGCGCGATTGCGGCGGCTTCGGACGCCATGCGCTGAGACAGTTCGGCGGCGTTCATAGTTCACCGCCTTGGTTATCGTCCTGCTTTTCCGGTGCTTGCGATTCCGTTTCAGCGTCGCGCTGTACGGCCTCGTACCGCCCACATGCCTTGCATGACCAGGCTTCCCGGTTTTCCGTCAGAGGGTGGGAGCGGATTACCCCTCCGCATTGGCATTGCCTGCTCATGCTGCCACCTCTGCGCGTTTCCCATCCCGGAATTGGTGGGCGTTGTCATGCCAGCACTTCGATGCCATTGCGTCCCAAATCGTCGGGAACCCGGCTTCACGCCACCATCCAGCCGACTTGTGCAGGGCCGCGTACTCGTCGCTGCCGCGCTTTGGGCCGGTGGCCGAACCGGCTGCGCCGTCCTCCCATCGGCGGTTGTTGAGGTACACCATCGGCGCTTCGATGAAGCCATCGCGCCACTTTTGCGAGTGCTTCTTTGCCGACACGTCTGCGACGATGGCTTCAGCCACAGCGTCCAGGCTATCTCGCTTCCACTTCTCCGAGCATTTCGCCTTGTCCTGCTTTCGCTCGTTCTTCGGCCAGCATTCCCAAAAAGCCTCAAACCCCCCCGTGGGGGCTTTGGGGGTATTGGTTATTGGCTTATGGCTAGTGGCTAGGGTTATGTTTGGGTTTTTTTCAGAAACCGTCTGGGTTATTTCTGGGTTTCCATCAGAAACCGTCTGGGTTTCTTTTCTAGGCCTTCCTCCGAGCCTTCCAACTTCCCTGTTGGTTTCTGTTTTATGCTGCATTGCTGCGATTTCAGAATCGCACCGGGTTTGCGTGTATGCGCCGTCCACCACCGTGAAGAACTCGCGGACAACAGCTTCAAGAGCCGCCTTTTCCTCCTTGGTGCGGGCGCTGATGAGTCGGGCTGCTTGGTCAACAGGGATAGCGCATTCACGGGTGTAGTACACATCCAGCAGACGCATATAGACGCCGTGCTCCAACAAGCTCAGATGGCTTGCATCCTTCATGTAGTCGCCAATGTGGCGCTTGTAGTAGTTCATGGCGACCTTTAGAAGGGCATCGAAGGGTCCAACGCAACCCACTTCATCTCGTAGTAGCCGCGCTTTCGGTCACATGCGTCGCGGACCATCTTTGCGACGGCTTGCGCGTCGTCGCGCGAAATCGTGATTGGCTCCTGATCGTCCCAGTTCGGACTGATGGTGAAGGCGCGTCCTTCGGCTGCTGCGGTCATGAAGGACGCTGCGTGATAGACATGAACTCCAGGGATGCCAGGGACGTTGTTGACCACCACATATGGCGCTTCGTCTCGGTCTTCGTGCCTGAAATCGAAAGTGATCCCGGCTTTTGTTTCGTAGTGCATAGCTGCCCTTTCATCGCCCAAAAAAGAAACCAACGGCAGGCAGGCGGGCATGTCCTGCTCTTCAGCGCCGGGAGCTACCCTTTGCCTAGCCGTGGTGTCAAAACTCATATGCCCAGACGCTCCGCAATAGCCTTCATGGCCGCTTCGTACTGCTCAGGCGTAGCGCCTGGGTGTTCTGCGATCCATTCGCGCTTTGCGGCCTCGTAGCTATGGAATCGGCTCACTTCGCCACCTTCGCGCGGTCGAATGCGTCAACCCACAGCGCCAGCGACACAGAGCGCAGGCGAATGCAGGACTTGATGAATCTGGCGATGCGGCTCATCAGACAACCTTCCTGCTCTTCGGCTGGCTGCGGTCATTGCGCGCGTGATTGAGAGCCACCAGGGCGGCGCGCTCTACGGGGTTGGGTGGTGCTGGTGGCACTGAGCCGGTGCGGAAGTGCGGGGGCTGGCTCAGTGGTTTGTTGCGTGGCCACATGCTCATGATGCAGCCCGCTTTTGCCGTGGTTTTTTGGTGCGAGCCAGAACGCCAGCAATCCGGTCTTGCAGTGCTTGAGGAAGGTCATCGGGCCATGCGTAGATAGTTTGCACAGCTTTGTAGCCAAGCGCTTTTGCTGCCTTGCCTGGCGTGCCGCCGAGAAGTTCTATTGCAGTGGTTTTTTTCATGGTGTGTGTAGTGTAGACGGTTTTGCATGGTGGTGGTGCGCTAAAAAACATCTAAATAAAAATTTATTTTCAAATAGTTGTGCAGATGTGTGCAAAAAGGTTTACAGTACACCCATGCCGCAAACAAAACGGCACAGGGTGACAAGCCATCGAGCAGCCACCGACAGCCCCTTAAAAATCCACCCCCTGCGGTTCGCACTCGAAAGAGCAGACGACAGCAGGCGCGAATTCCCGGCGTGAGAGGGAAGTGAGGCGGCAGCGCCAAGAACAACAAGCTGCCAAACGTCAGGGGCGCTCAGGTGGGCGCAACAACTGACGGACACGGCACTGATAGGAGTGCTTTGATGGGCGGAAGGCGCAGGCTGATGCGCAAGCCCCAAACCTGTCTTTTTGATCCCGATAGACAGGCGCGGAAGGCACTGGATCAAAGCCGGGGATCAGCACCGGCCCGCCCTTCAAAGCATTCCACGATCAGCAAAGCACCGGCCAGCGGTGCGGCAGGAACCCGGCAACGGGGATATGCCTGCAACGGCTTCGCAAGAGGCCGCAAATCAGAGCATCGCGGGCCGGTGCTGTGATTTTTCAAGGAGCAACAGCATGTGCGAGACAAAGACGTGCAGCAAGTGCGGGGAAGTGAAGGGGCCGGGGGATTTCTATGTGGCGATGAATCAGAAGAGCGGGCTATCCCCACGCTGCAAAGCATGTGTTTTGGCTTGGCTGGCTGAGGATCGGAAGGCCAACCCACAAAAGTATCGGGAGCGCGAGGCCGCCACATACCAGCGCCATGCGGAAAAAAAGAAAGCCGCCGTGCGAGATTGGCGAACCAAGAATCCCGAGAAGGTGGCGGAACAAACAAGGCAGTGGCAGAAAGCCAACCCGGATAAATGTCGGGAGGCAGATATGCGGTACGCAACCTCTAACCCTGAAAAAGTGCGCGAGAAGGCGCGACGCATTCGGGCGTCTATGACGGACGCCTACATAGCGGGGCAACTTCAACTAAGTGTGAAGAGAGCGCCCCCCGAACTAATCGCCCTCAAACGCGAACAGCTAGCCATCAAGCGCATGGCCCGCGAACTGAAAAAAGCAGCAACCAAACCAACCGGAGAAAATGAATGAAAGCAGCACCAACCCTTGTCGAATCACTCGACAACATGCCCCAAGTCACCACGCAAGGCGACTTGCGCCGGATCGTGTCCAACGCCCTGCTAGCCCTTGCCCGTAAGGAAATCAGCGCCACCGATCTGGAGGCCATGGCGAAGGGCCTTGATTCAATCAGCAACAGCTTGAATGCCGAAGTGAAGGTTGCCAAGACGGCGATTGAACTGCGGGATCGTGGCGGGGATATTGGCGATGTTGTCCACCTGGGCACGCTGATCGTCGGCACGCCGAATGTGCAGCCAAAGCCGCCGATCACAAATCCATTCCCGCAGGTTCAGTAACCCCCACCCCGCCCCTACACCAGGGGCCGGGAGTGCCCGGAGTAGTCCGGG